GAACATCGGCAAGCACTTACTGAGTCTTTACGGTGAGTCAGCCGGAAAGTTTCTCGGAGCGGCTCACGCAGCGGGTGCGAAAAACGAGATCGACCAGCCTCATCTCTGCATCCTTGGATTATCTACCGGATCGACCATATTTGAGGGATTGTCAGCCGATCACGTTAGCGACGGGTTGCTCAATCGCATCTCGTTTTGGCCTGTTCAAGAGCGACCGAAGCGGAAGCGAAACTACAAAACGCCGAAGGTTCCGAATGAACTAAGCGACCTTGTGTCGAAGTGGGCGAGCCTTACAACCTCGGTGGGAAACATCGCCTCGATGAATCCGCAAGCGATCCAATTCGGTATCACAACTGAGGCTTGCGAACGATGGGAGCAGCACAGTTTCGCAATCGATGAAAAGATGGAGTCGGAGTCGTCACAGCGTTCGGCAATGTGGGGACGCACGGCGGCTAGGAGTCTGATGCTGGCGTTGGTTCATCGTTGCAGCCGCATGGCATCGCCTACGGAGATAAGCCCGGTAGTTGCGATTGAGATGCAGGATATCCAGTGGGGAATAAAGTTGTCTAATTGGCTCTCTCGCATCGCTTGCGACTTGGTTGAACAGAATATGGTTGACAAGTCCTTGACGCTCGCAGCGAAGGTTTTGAGCGATCTAGCGGCAAGAGGGCCGGTCAACAGTCGAGACGCTCTTCGGTTGTGTCGATCACTGACGGCAGGTGACCTCGAAGCCGCAGCGGTCAAGCTCGGTTTTCGCGTCGAGTTTGTCACCACTGGCAAGCGAAAAAAGAAGGTTTTTGTACGCGTTACCGGAGGGCAAAAATGAGGCGTCCATTTCATTCTGTCACAAAAAGGGTGCGCAGCTTAAAACTAATACAAGCTAGTATAGCATTAGCGGAAGTATTGCCCGAACTCATATTGTCCCATATTGTCCCATATTGTCCCGGACAGTTTGGACAGCTTCAAAGCGTGGTTAAGAGTGGTTTTTCTGCCCTTAGCTATATAAAATAGTAGTAGTATTAGTATTTTATGGTAGTTCTTATAGTGTTCTTTTCTTTCTGTCCTTCTGTCCGGGGGTTCTCTAGGGGGTGGCGGTAGTACCCCTCTCTAGAGGGTTGGCTCTATGGGGTGGTTGGTATTGGGGGGTCTATATAGGGACACGAGGACAGTTTGGACAGAATGATTTTCACAAAGGAGGCGGTAGGATGGCATTTAGTTTGACTGAGGCGGCAAGAGAAATCGAGCATCTGCAAGCATTGCTCGCAGAGCAAACATCGGAAATTAAGTCGCTTCAATCGCAACTTGCGAAGACGGCGAAAGACCGGACGCGATTTAGAGATCGAAGCGAAGAGTTACGAGCGGAACTGGCGAAGTACGTCAGACCGGATAATCCAGTTTTGAGAGGGAAAAAGAAATGAGCAAACATGAATTCAAGATCGGTGATCGGGTGCGGGTTGTTACTAAATCAGGAAACGACCCGCTGATTGGTAAACTCGGAACGATACTCGAAAGCAATGATCCAGATATTTACGTGCTTGCGTCGATTGACGGAGCCGAGGCGTCGAATGTCTGGTTTTCTAGGTGTAATCTGGAGCTCATCGAACCTGCCCCAGCCGTCAAGGAATGCTTGACAGTTGACAACGTCAATCACCCACCGCATTACAACCAAGGCGGCATCGAGTGCCTGGAAGCGATCAAGGCAGCGTTAGGCGATGGCTTCGCAGCGTACCTTCGCGGCAACTGCATCAAGTACCTCTGGCGATGCGAGCATAAAGGCGGCATCGAGGACTTGAAGAAAGCGGCGTGGTATTTGGATCGAGCGATTAAGGACATGGAGGTGAGCAGTGAGTAACGAACACAGCGATAAGCCAGAAATAACATTTTGCAGCGTTGATTCGATGGTCAGCGATCTTTTCCAAGACGGGTCGAAATCATTGCTCGAAGCAAGCGAGGCGTTCGATATTCGCAAGATACAGAACGTGGAAATGACGGTTGAGTTTACATGGGAGCAGCCTAAAGCATTCGGAATAGGAACGGCTGTGACTATCGACGGCGTTTTGTGTCACGTTGTTTCAGTGGGTAGCGATGGATCGGTAACGCTTATGAAAGCGGCAGAAAAGGAGGCAATCAATGAATAAAAACATAGTTCTAGGGATTGACCCAGGCCCAAAAGAGCATGCGTTTGTGTGGTGGGATGCGGATGAAAAACGAGTCGTTGAACTTGAGACGTTCGACAGTTTCACGCATTTCAGCAAGTTCGATAGACTCGACATGGTTTGCAAGGTTCGCACCGTTGCCTGCGAGTGGATCGAGTCCTACGGAATGGCAGTCGGCCAAGAAGTGTTTCGCACGGTTGCCGGTATCGGTTGGCTTGCGGGCACCATTGGCACCGAGGTTAGGCTAGTCCCTCGCAAGTCGGTTAAAATGCACTTGTGCCAATCGATGCGAGCTAAGGACACAAACATCCGCCAAGCGTTGATTGACCGCTTTGGAGTGGTAGGCACGAAGAAAGCACCAGGGCCGTTGTTTGGCGTCAGTAGCCACTACTGGGCGGCATTGGCCGTTGCCGTCTATGCGGCGGAGACTCCAGCGAAGGACGGGGAGTTTTGGATTGAGGATCTGCGGAAGAGATCTATCGTATGAGCGAATTAACCTTTGGTAGCCTGTTTGCGGGAATAGGCGGGATTGATCTGGGTTTTGAGCGATGCGGAATGCGTTGCAAGTGGCAGGTTGAAATCAATGACTACGCGACGAAGGTACTCGAAAAGCACTGGCCGGAAGTGCATCGAGAAAGAGACATCCGGCAATGTGGAGCAAGCAACCTTGAGCGGGTTGATATCATCGCAGGCGGCTTCCCCTGCCAAGATATTTCCTACGCCGGACTTGGGGCAGGACTTGACGGCGAGCGAAGCGGATTGTTCTTTGAGGCCGTTCGCTTGGTTCGAGAACTCAGACCGAGAGCGGTTGTGCTGGAGAACGTTTCAGCGTTGCTTACTAGAGGGCTGGACAGAGTTCTCGGGACGTTGGCCGAGATCGGGTATGATGCTCAATGGCATTGCATACCGGCTGCCTACGTTGGTGCCCCGCATATCAGGGACAGGGTGTTCGTACTGGCCTACTCCAAACACAATGGACTCGTTGCCAGCGAGAGGCAATATTCGGGAGATCAACAACAGCAGGGACGGTCGAAAAAACCGAGTGGCGTTGAGCAATCTCAGGGAGGCTGTCGTGGACAATCAGTATTCGCAGATGTGGCCGACACCCGACGCAAACTGCGGAAACCGAGGGCCAGCAAAAGACCCGAAAGCAACGCACAGGCCGAGCGGGGCTCAAAGGCAAATGACGATCAACGACGCGGTGAAAATGTGGCCGACACCGACTTCCCGCATGCACAAGGACAACGGCAAGAGCCCATCGGAGTTAAACCGCAATTCGGAGACGCTAGCTACGAAAGCTGGTGGGCAGTTGAGCCCGCAGTGGGTCGAGTGGCTAATGGGATTCCCCGACGGGTGGACAGACTTAGAGGACTAGGAAACGCAGTAGTTCCACAAGTCGCTGAGTTAGTTGGTCGAATGGTCATTGACATCCTAGCCAAGCAAAGTTTGCAATCCCTTCCGCACTTGCTACAATGCAGGAAACCAAGGGAGGGTTAACATGCAAGACTTACTCAAGTCGAAGAGATTTTGGGCAGCGGCTGCGGTGGTTGCCGTGATTGTCTTAAAGGACAAAGTACCTTTGAGCGAAGATCAGATACAACAGCTTGTGCTAGCTGTTGGGGCGTGGATCGTAGGTGATTCGATCCGGCCTTTGCCTAAGCCTGACGAGGTGGCAAAGTGAGCTTATTCAAGCGATGCGAAACGGCTTGGAAACCTGACGACGCGATCCGAATCTATAACGAGACTGGCGGAGATCGTCAAGCGTTTCGTAGGGCCTACCGACAGCATGCTAAGACCGTCTACGGACTTGATCCAGTGACGGTTATCATGCTGGTTCAGATGGCAATCCGTCTCTACTTTTGGGCGAAGGAAAACGGCTTTCTGTCCGCTATCCCGCAAGCCCAATATGGC